ATCTCAAGTATATAGAAGCATCATGCTACGGTATCCCAATTGCATGTCAAGATCTTTGCACATATGAGGAGGCACCGATTAAATTTAAAACTGGCGATGAAATGATTGCACAGGTTGAAGAGACCCTCTCTAAGAAAGGCAAATATATGAATATTTGCTCCAAAGCTAGAAAAATTGCAGAAACACGATTCTTGGAGAATGAAGAAAATATAAACAAATACTATGAGCTATATAATTTTGGTTACAAAGCTGCCGAGCGTGTCAATCTGAATACAGTTAATCCTTGATAATATTTTTTTTCCTAATATAATCTTCTAGTGTTTAGAAATGTAGCATATATACCACGGGAGCAGGCAATACGTCTTTTTACTTGGGATGAAAATGGCAATCGTGTATCATACGACACCACCTTCGAACCATATATCTATCTAGAGACAAATAACAAAGAAGATGTTTATAGTATTTTTAACACCAAGTTAAAAAAGAAAAGATTTAAAAACCAGGCTGAACGATACCGGTTTCTTAAGGACAACAAAATTGAGAGAGTATTTGAGAACCTTAATGTGCAGCAGCAGTTTCTTATTGATACCTATTGGCAGAATAATGAGAAAGAAGAATTCAATAAATTTCCAATCAGAGTGCTCTTCATAGACATTGAGACATATAGTCCTGATGAATTCCCGATACCAAGCGACCCTCAGCATCCTATTAATGTTATTACAGTCTATGATTCTCTTAAAAAGCAGTTTATAACATGGGGTATCAAATCTTATTCAAAGAAAAATGACAATGGGCTTTATTTTAAGTGCACAACAGAAAAGGAATTATTGGAGAAATTTCTAAAATACTTTCAATCTGATTATCCAGATATTTTATCTGGGTGGAATTCTGAATTCTTTGACATTCCTTATATTGTAAATAGAATTGCGCGTATCCTCGGTGAAGACGCTTCAAAGAGATTATCCCCAGTGGGCATCATAAGACCCATTACATTTACTGGCAAGTTTGGCAGAGAGCAGGTGCATTGGCACATTGAAGGTGTATCATGTGTAGATTATCTAGATATCTACAAGCGATTCTGCCCCGTATTGCGAGAATCTTACAAACTAGATTCAATTGGTGAAACAGAACTGGGCGAAAATAAGATTGATTATGGCGATACTAATCTGGCTAGTCTTGCAGATGAAAACTGGGAATTATTTGTTGACTACAATATTCAAGACGTCAATCTTCTTATTCGCTTAGAAGAAAAACTGCAATATCTTCAGCTACTTAGAATGATAGCATATGCAGGGCTTACCACATTTGAAGGTGCTCTTGGGTCACTTTCAGTAATTACAGGATTAGCAGCAATTCGAGCCCGACATCATAACTTACGCATCCCAACTTTTAACAAAGGAAGAGACAGTGATGAACAGAATGCTGGTGCATATGTAGGTGAACCCAAGAAAGGGTTTCAAGAGAATGTTGTTTCATTTGATGCAAACAGTCTATACCCTAATGTGATGATTACACTAAACCTCTCCCCGGAGACAAAGGTTGGAGTTATCATTGATAAAACCGACAATGATGTTACTATCAAACATGTTAATGGTCAGACATTTACTCTGTCTAAAGATAATTTTGTTAAATTCATAAAGAAAGAAGAGATAGCAATCTCTAAAGCTAAAGTTTTGTTTTCACAGAAACAAAAAGGTATCATACCTGAAACCGTTGATCATTACTATGAAAAGCGGGTTGCTCTTAAAAAACAATTCAAAGTTGTAAAGAAGAAACTTTCTATTCTCAAGAAAGATGATCCTGAATATATACAAACAAAGAACCAGTCAGACAACCTAAATATTCAACAACACACTATTAAGATTCTGATTAATACAATCTACGGATACTTTGGCAACAAGCACAGTCCGTTAGGTGATGATGAACTCGCAGAATCGATCACACTTACCGGTCAAGCTGTAATCAAACACTCCAACAAGTTACTCATAGACTATATCAAAAGTAAGGCTAACCTAACTGATCAAGATATTACAAATGATACCCCGATCATTTATAACGACACAGATTCAAGCTATATTTCAATTAAAGCTCTTGTAAAACAGCTCAACATCAAGATGCTCAATAAAAATGGTAAGATAACAGATGAGTATTACAAGACTGTGCAAGATATTGAAGATTATTTAAATACCGAGATTAAGAAATGGGGAGCTACTGCTCTCAATTCAACTGATTGCCGGTTAATGTTCAAGCGTGAAGTAATAGCTGATGTTGGCCTGTTTCTACAGAAGAAAAGATATGTTCTTCATATTCTAGATGAAGAAGGCATTCCTTGTGATAAATTCAAATACACTGGTGTTGAAGTTGTACGTACTACCATGCCTAAGGCCATCAAACCCCATGTCAAGCGTATTATTGAAACAATGTTAATGACAAAGAGCCTCACGGAAACAAACAAAGCATTTATAGAGACATATGATCTTTTCAAAGGATTATCAATTGATGAAATTGCGTTTGTTATGGGGTGCAAGGGGTATGAAAAATATGCCGCTCAGTGCGATAATTTTTCTACTGCAAAACATATGCCTATTCACGTTAAAGCTGCATATTATCATAACCTACTTCTAGATAAGTTTAAGCTGGATAAAAAGTACGAAAAAATTAGTTCAGGAGATAAGGTGAGGTTTTTTTATGTGCGACAGCCTAACAGATACGGCTTATCAATCTTAGGGTATAAATACTATTTTCCAAAAGAATTTATTGAAAGCTTTGAGCCTGATAGAGAAAAGATGTTTGAAAAGATTATCTTTTCTGTAATGGAGAGATTTTATGAAGCTGTTAATTGGAAGCTGACATCTCCTGGCTCACAAGTACAAACTGATCTTTTTGAACTTTTAGGTGCTTGATTTTTAAAAAAGATATTATAATATATCGATATGAACAAAATTACAACTTTTATTGATCACATTGGTAGAACAATTATTGCAGAGGAAGTCGAGAGCAATGACAAGACTCTCACTGTTAAGAACCCTGCTATTATTCATGTACAGCCTACACAGCAAGGACAACTAAATGTACAGACCATTCCTCTTTATTTTAGAGAGTTTGTTTCTGAACGCAACAAGAATGCTGGTACAACTTGGAAGTTTAATAAAGCTACTATTGTTGTGGGTTTAGATGTTGAAAACGATGCCCGGCTTCTTGAACAGTACAACAAGCTGTTCTCTACTGTTGCTGCAGCAGGCGGCGATGATCAAAAAGTAATTAAGCTTTTTGACGAATAATAGTTGATATTATCAATCGTGTCTAATATACTAGACCTATGAGCAAAGACCTTAGTAAAATATTTGCCTCGCTTGATAAGCTAAACAGCGAAGCATCAATGTTAAATGAAAATGCACTTAGTAAAGTTGATGAGTGGTTTGATACAGGATGCTATGCTCTTAACGCTATTCTTGGCGGCAGTTGCCGCGGTGGTGGCGTACCTAAGGGCAGAATAACTGGCTTCTCTGGACCCAGTCAAACAGGCAAGACATTTATTGTAAATAAGATTCTCGCTACTGCACAAAAGAGAGGTCTTACTCCTGTAATATTTGACACAGAGATTGCCATTGATGAAAACAGTACCAAGGGTGTTGGATTAGATCCTGAAAATACCAAGTATGTACCTGTTGATACAATTGATCAGTGTCGTAATCAGATTAGTGCATTTCTTGATAGTGTAATTGAGAATAACGTTAGAGGCAAGTTCATTATTAGTATTGATAGCTTAGGCAACCTTGCTTCTCAGAAAGAATTAGATGACGTTGCAAAGGATAAATCTGCATCAGATATGGGTCTGCGCGCCAAGTCTCTTAAGAGCATGTTTCGTACTTTAACATTTAAAGCTGCCAAGGCTGGCGTCACAATTCTATTTACTAATCATACATATGATGACCCTGCTTCAATGTTCCCTAGTCTTGTTAAGAATCAGGCAGGTGGCTCGGGACCAGTATATATGGCCAGTATCCTTGTTCAGCTAGCTAAACGACATGAAAAAGAGGGTGAAGGGGACTCTATGGATGCTGATGACAAGAAGCTTGCAGAAGCCAATAAATACTCAGGTACAACTTTGAGGGCCTTGACTGTTAAGAACCGCTTTTTGCCACCTTTTCTAGAGACAGAGATGTATCTTTCTTTTAAAACTGGACTCAACAAGTATAGTGGTTTGTTAGGCATGGCAGTTGCAAGAGGTATCATTGAACAAAATGGTGCCACATATACAGTCGGCATTACTAGCGGTAAGTATAAAAAAGGTGATAAACTGGGTTATGCAAAGACATTTGCTAGAGACCCCGCTTTCTACGAGGAGTTTATTATTCCAGAACTCGACAAGCGCTTAGAACAGGAATACAAATACAATACTAATGAAGCGCCAGCAGAAGAAACACCAGTCGAGTAAGGCTGTTGTACCTATTTCAGGTGGTATGGACAGCACTGTCCTGCTACATTATGCAGCTGGCAAATATGATGATATTGTAGCTGTAAGCTTTGATTATGGTCAAAAGCACCACGAAAAAGAACTAAACTGTGCTTCATTTCAGGTTGAGAGTCTCAAACAACAAGTTGATTATAGATTCATAAAAATTCCCTTTTTTAAGGATATCTGTCAAACATCTGCGTTAACTAACAATAATATTGCTGTTGCAAAAGCTAAGGATGTAATGGGTGATCCACAGACAGTTAATTATGTACCATTCAGGAATTTAATGCTTCTGAGCATTTCACTTGGTATAGCAGAAAGCACTGGGGCTTCTGCTGTTTTCCACGGAGCAGCACAAGCTGATAGTGTTGCAGGCTTTTGGGATGGCAGTGTTGAATTTCTCAATCAAATTAACAAAGTCAGTGACTTGAATCGTAGAAATAGAATTAAAGTATTAGCACCATTGATTGACAAATCAAAAGCAGAAATCATTAAGCTCGGTGTTAAGCTTGGAGTAAATTTTAACAACACATGGACTTGCTATGAAGGTGCTGAAGAAGCTTGTGGTGAATGTACAGCATGTTCACTAAGAATCAAAGGGTTTCTTGATGCAGGCTACATAGACCCTGTCAATTATAAGATTACAATACCCTGGAAAAAATATAACTGTAAAAAATTAAATTAACGCTACTTTTTGCATTGCCTGCTTTATGGCCATCCACATATCAAGATATTTGTAAGTAGCCAGTCGACCAACAAACACAACATTTTTTTCTTTCTTAGCAAGCTCGTTATATTTGTTGTATAGTTCAATACCATCACCAAATGGCATTGGATAAAACGGTATATTATCTTGTGTATGTTTTATTGAATATTCTTTAGTTATTATAGTTGGACCTTTATGGTTAAAAGTAAAATAGCTATGATCATACATTCTTGTATAAGGTACATCTTTTTTATTTTGATTTATTATAAATGTCTTCATTCTATCATAACTCATAGTGTGTTCAAAAGTTAACGACCTATAAGGTAATCTTCCATAACAATAGTTAAAATACTCATCTATTTTGCCTGTATAAACGGTTAAGTCTGCTTCATACTTTCTCCAATCTTCATTTTTTACACTTAAATTAACTGTAATATTTTCTAACATATTCTTAAACATTTCCGTGTAACCTTTAAGAGGTATGCATTGATATTTTTCACCTTCTGCCCAAGTAGGGTTCACCTTATCTGCTGTTTTTGGTATCCTATTAGTTATACTTTTAGGAATTTCATCAAACGGGATTCCCCATTGTTTTTCAGAATATCCCTTAAAAATATACTCTGTTATTTCTTCTTGTGACAATTCTCTTCCCAGCTCTTGTATTGTTGTCTTACTGTAAGGTAATGAGATAAGCCCTAACTCAGTATTACCTTTTGGTCTTAATTCAAAATCTAGCCAATCAGTGTAGTCACATAAAAAGTTATAAACATCATCATCATTTGTATGAAAACAATGTGGCCCATAATTATGAACTAAAGTCCCTGCAACATTGCTATCGTAACAGTTACCACCAATGTGGTTTCTGGATTCAAATATTTCTACACAATGGCCTTTTTTGCTTAATAAGATTGCTGCCGTTACACCTGAAAGCCCGCAGCCTACAATTTTAACTTTCACTCAAACTACTTATTACAAGTATATAATAAAAACTAGATGGTGTTATTTAGTAAGAGCTATATTTATCGTACTGATCAAAACCTGAGTCTCTGCTCCATGTTCCAAGGTCTTGAAGAATCTCCAAAGGTGTTTGCTCAACTTCACCTTCTATTGTAGGCATTTCTCCTGTGCCTTCACCTTCCTGTTCTTTCTTAGCAGTTGAAATACTATAGGCGTTCTTGGCTTCTAAAGAGCTAACCAAATCATCATAAAAATCTTTATCACCTGCCTTCTTTACATCATATGCCTGCATTATTGCATCTTTTACTGCATCTTTAAATGCTTCTGACTTGTAGAAATCTTCACCATTTTTAACTGTTATTTCATCAGGCATTTCAGAAAAAACTTTTTGAAACTCAGAAATAAAACGAGCATTGCCTCTTATATAGACATCTTCTGTACTGCTTTTAACAACATTATCTGCTTTTGGTGCTTCAGCTTTGACTATTGCAACCTTGAGATCTTTGGATGATGTCATAGGTGCTGTCATGCCCGCTTTAGTTTGCACAACATCTGTAATAAATTCACCTGCATTAGCAAGCACTCGGGCTGTATACCCTCTAATTGCTTCACTTCCAGGAACTCTCATATCAGGATATTCTTTTTTTAGAGACTCAATGGCTTTACCCACTGCAGTTTTCATTGCAACCATGAATTGGTCTTTGTTTTTCGCTGGGTTGTAAAATTCAACTTCCTTGCCTGCAACAGTTGCCTTCTGTTGTTTAAAAAGGTGGGCAAAGACAGCACTAGTCAATTTGTTAGCTGCTTCTTCTGCAGAAATATTCAAACTATCTGCTATGCTACCTATGAGATAGCCTTTGCCTGGAAGCTCTCCTGCCTTAGCTTTGCGCACAACTGGACCAAATGATCCGCCAAAATCTGAGGCTCCATAGTCTAATTCATTTAAAAGTTTCTTATAGTATGCCTCGAATATAAGCTTATTATCAGTATTCATCCTTGAATTATTTATTATTCTATACTATAATATTACAAATGTGCGGTATATTTGGATCAAATAACTACAAGACTTATATTAAGTTATATGCTAAAAATAGAGTTCGAGGTGATTTTGCATATGGCTCATTAATGGTTGACTCAAAATTACATGCTTCTGTTAAATCTGCAGGCATCTTCAAGCTCAATGATAAACTCTATATAGGCTTAAAAAATAATAAGAAGAAATTTTTTAAGGATTTTAAGAATTATCTTGGACACTCGCAAGCACCTACATCATCCGAAAGAAAATATACACACGATACTTCACATCCGTTTAATACTGGCAAATGGTATGTAGCACATAATGGTGTTTTAAGTAACGAAAAAGAATTACGATCAATACTTAAAAATTATAAGAAAAGCATCAACACAGTTGACTCATCTCTTATACCTGCTATGATCGATCTCTGCTGTAAGAAAGAAAAGATTGAAGCAAAAGCAATATGCAATGCTCTTTCAATGCTGAAAGGTACATTTGGTTTGTGGATTCTTAATTCAAAGAACAACAACACCTATCTGGCAAGATCTGGCAGTACTCTCTTTGCAGATTTTTTATCAAATGACTTTTCATCAACAAAATACAACAACTATAAAACAGTAGAAGAAGGTGTTTTATATCTACAAACAGTAGAAGGACTAACAGCTGTAGGTACATTTTCGCCTAACTCTCCATTTTTTACTTCATGAAAATAGCATTCTATAGCGTCACAAGAGGTGATATAAAAAATACATCGTTCTATGATTCTGTAACAAGACTTAAAGACAAAGCCGATATAGCATTTAATAAATTTAACACAGAAGGACTGAGCAAGCGTTATAATGATTTCTTAGAAAAAAATAAAGATAAATATGAATACATTGTTTTTGTTCATGATGATGTATATGTTGATGATCTCGCTGTTTGTGAAAAACTTGAAACTGCTCACAAAGAATTTGATATCATTGGACTTGCAGGTGGCATTAATCCTAAAATTCAAAAACCAGCTTTATGGCATTTAATGTGTGGTGGGTTTAACAGCGGTAATCTAAGAGGTGCTGTTGCACACCCTGCAGGTCCAAAGGAAATCGCCATGACAAGCTTTGGTGTTACCCCTTGCAGAGTGGCTGTTCTAGATGGTCTCTTTCTCAGTGTTAAAACTTCAAGCATAAAAAGTATAAACTGGAAGTTTAATGAAAATTATACCTTTCATCACTACGATATTGCAAGCTCGCTTGATGCTAATGTCAAGAAATTAAAACTTGGTGTTGCTCCTATATGGGTTATTCACAGGTCTCCAGGCCTACTTGACATTAATAATAGGCTCTTTGCTGACAGTCAAGAAAAATTTATTAGAGAATACTCAAGAACGTCGGTATAATAGAGGTATGGAGAAGTTAGATTTAGATTTCTTTGAGAATATTATTCTGTACAAGTCTCTTACAGATGATACATATCTAGCTTCTATTATTGATTATATAAAGCCTGAATATTTTAAAAGTAAAGATATTAAAAATATATTCTCCGTCATAAAAGACTTTTATTCTTCCCGTGGCACAAGACCAAACGTTACTGAGATCAAGGCACACCTTACTACTGATGAATTGAAGAACAGTTTTAAAATTGCAGTTAGCAACATCAAGGATTTTGATAAAACATATAACGTCGATGAACTCACTGCTAATACTGAAGCTTTCTTACAGCAGAAAGCTGTGTACACCACAATGCTTGAAACAGTTGATGATATTACCAAAGGCAAAGTAAGTACGGCAGCTGTTCTAGAGAAGTTTCAAACAGCGTGTAATATATCTCTCGCTACTAATATTGGTTTAGATATCTTTGAAAATGCTGCAGCAATTGTTGATAATTTAAATACGGAAGAAAAATATATATCGTCAAAGTGGAAATGGCTTGATAAAAAGACAGGTGGTGGGTTTCTTGAGAATGGCAGAGCGCTTTATGTTTTTGCTGGTGAAACAAATATAGGTAAAAGTATATTTCTCGGCAACGTTGCAGTTAATATGGCTGCTCAAGGTAAAACCGTTTTATTAATATCACTAGAAATGCCTGAATTAATATATGCCAAGAGGCTTTGTTCTAGTATTACTAAAATACCTTTTCATCATTTAAAATCTGAATCATCTACACTCTTTCAACAGCTGCAGGAATATAAAAATGAAAACTCTAAAGCCAAGCTTTTAGTAAAAGAGTTTCCACCATCAACTATAACTTGTAATCACCTCAACGCCTTTATTAAGAAGATCACCAATCAAGGCATTAAGATTGATGCACTGGTTGTCGATTATATTAACTTAATACATTCAACATTAGGCAATAATACATATGAAAGGGTCAAACATGTGACTGAGCAACTACGAGCTCTTAGCTATGTGTTTGATTTCCCAATTATATCAGCAACCCAGCTAAATCGCGCTGGTTACGATATAAGCAACCCAGGACTAAATACACTCTCTGAATCCATGGGACTTGGTCACACTGCTGATGTTATTCTTAGTATTTGGCAAGAAGATACAGATAAAGAGCTGGGAGTTATAAAGATGGGACTTATGAAAAATAGATTTGGTGAAAACTTTGGTGTGTGTAACATGAAAATTGACTATTCAACTTTAACTCTTACAGAAGATGAGATAAATAACGATACGGAAGCTTCAGCATCATCAATTGCTACACTCAACAGTTTAACGCTTAGTTGATTTAGCAACTTTTTTTAGTAAAATAGTAAGTGAACCAGGAAACAAGAGATGACCTCTATTTATTCACTGACTGTGATCTCGATGGCGCTGGTTGCTACTATACTTTAAGAAAAATAATAGGAAGTGAATTTAGGCACACACAAACAACAGAAAAAAAGTTTAGAACTGATTTTATTAATCTTGAGAATAAAGAAAAATACAAAAAAATATATATCTGTGATCTAGCTGTTATTGAAAATAATTTGGATATTATTGACTTGCCTAATGTAGTGTATATCAATCACCGCAATTCTCAAAGTTATTCAGAACTGCCAATTAAAAATTTACGCCAAGAGTCTATTGATTCGCCTAGCTGTACATTACTGCTGTATAAAAAGTTAAAAGAAAAACTAAAGATCCCCTTCACAAAAGAAGAAAAAACCTTGATAGCTCTGGTTAATGATTATGATAGCTATGAACTAAAGCTACCTGAATCAAAGAAACTTCACTACCTATTTAATACTTTTGAAGGGGATAAACTTTTAAAATTTTACAATACATTTGCAAATGGATTCTTAGGATTTACCCCACTACAGGAAAACACAATTAACAATATTATTAATAAAATAAACAACACATTCTCTTCGTTAAAGGTATTCAAGGGTAACATTAAAATAGGTGGTGTTGATGCAATTATTTGCAGTGCATTTAATAATATTTTTCCTTCCGAGATTTGTGATATGATTATACAAGCTTATGAATGTGATATTGCTATAAGTGTTAATCTTAACAATTCTAGTGTTAGCATAAGAAAAAATAAGAACTGCAGTATTAACCTCGGCAAGTTTGCAAAGAAAGTCTTTGAAGGTGGTGGCGATGGTTGTGTTGCAGGTGGCAAAATAACGAAAACGTTTCTTGAGCTCACAAAGCTCTTGCACCCTATCAAATGAGTTATACACCTACAGAGAAAATATCAGAAATTGAAGTAAACCATTTATTTCTTTCTTTTTGCTCATTCTGTGCATTGCTTGAGCCCAAGAAGATAAATCTTGCCAATATATTTCTTTTGGTACTAAAGGAACAAAGATTTCGTGATCTTTTAGTAGATTATTGTGACTTCAAAAACAAGTACGATGCATTAAAATATTTTTTATTCTTTGATTCTACACTTTATAAAAGTAAATATATAATGAAATTCTTGAACTCAAAACACTTTATCAAACTATGATTATACATTCTGAAGTCAAACTCAACAAAAGCATGAGCGTTGAAAAACCATATTTTGATAAAATGTATATTAAATTCAGTAGAGAAGTACAGAAATCTCTTATTATTGAAGAGTCACGATTCAGAAGATATCATCACAAGCCAAGCCGGTTAAAAAGATTGAAAAAGGATTTTAACAGGTTAAAATGGCGTAACTATAAATGATATCTGATTTTGAGAAACACATCTACAACCTACATTTAAGAACTTCTCGGCAGCAAAACAATAAACCGTTTAACTCAAGGAAAAACTTCAACGATTTAGATGACAAGAGTGTAGCCTATCTCAAAAAGCTTAGTAATTTCTTCAATAAACACAAAGAGATAGAGCCATCAGCTTTCTTTCTAGCATCTTACAGTATACACAAGGATG